AATAACTCACTACCAAATTCGGACCTTGTGTTTCCAAGCCTTTATTTTGCATGAAACGGTCGTCCAGTTCAATAGCTTGACGCAAACTTAATCGTTTTTTTCTGCCTTCAGTAAACAATAATGCCTGGTTTTGTAACTTGGAAACAAATTCTATTTGTACGGGTAAAGTATTTAAATATACATCTTTTGCTGCAATCTTACTACCTTTACATTCTTCTGTATGTTCATAAATATGAATACAAGGTAATGCTCTTGACCACTCACCCCAAACCGAACCAGCACCTTCATACTGCATCACATTGGGAAAAGCCAAGTTTAATCTTCGCTTCATTTCATCCATAATCAATGTGCGAGGATCAACCAAAATCATGACAAAACCTTTTGAGATTTAATGTACTCTTTTCCGGTTTTAATCATCAAAGGTAACACTTCAGTACGAGTCTTTAACGCTGCGTGATAAATCCATTGACTGCTTAAATGCTTTTGATAGTTCAATACTAAGAAGGTCGCAACATGATCACCTAATTTACGTCCTTGACCTTTCTTATTTCTCACTAACGACTTTGTAACTCTTTTACGAATAACCATCAAACCAGCGACACTCTGTTGAATCAATGGATGACTCGAAGGTGTTCCTTTACCAGGATAAAATTGTGCTGTATGTTCAGCATCATCAAATTCTCTTGGCGACAAATCAATTCGTTTACCAGCAGATAAAGGTTGTGTTAAATACTTCGCTTGACGCGGAAAAATCATTCCACCTTGATCCCAAATACTCGCAATCTTAAATGCTTTCGTACCACGAACGGTATTCTTAAATCCAGCTTGATACGCAGCAACACCGCGTTTACCAGAACCAGATCCTGGATTGACTTGTAATTCATCTTCAACGATGGAATGACCTGAAGCAAAACCACCACCCAAAGCTCTTAAATTAGTAATTAAATTCTTACGCAAGATTGCTTGAAAAACTTCACTATTTTCATATTGAATGGCAATTCGTGGAGCACCTAATTTTGTTTTAGGATAATCTTCAACATCTTTTAATAGCTTCGTTAAATCTCGTAAAAGCTGATTTGTCGAAACATAAAATTTAAAACTCATGTCAAATCCTCCGCACTACCATAATAAATAAAAGGATCTAACATAATTTTAACAGAATCTAACAACTGTCCAGCATCTACTAAATTCAAATTCATTAACAACCGACCGCCTTTAGCATCGCCACCACCACCTTCTATTTGTGTTAAACCTAAAGAAGGAATTCGATTGTAATTAGCGACCGTTTGCATGACTAAAGCATTATGTACAAGAGTATTATCTTCACTGGTATAATAACCACCTGTATATTCCACATACACATTAATCCGTTGCGTTGTACTTCCCACAATTTCACTGAGCTTTGTTAAATTATAAATCACTAATCGCTTTTGCCGTACTAACCGATAATCTTCATCTTCATCTAAAACTGTGAATTCATCAGGATCTGTTAACACTTCTGAATAACGAGTATCACTAATACTCACTAACGCAATTTCTGAAACCGGAACACATCTTAAAGTGATCGTAGTATCTTCTTCAAAGTACTCTTCATAATGATCTTTATAAATTAAATCTCGATTTAAATAATGAGTAATTTGTGTATATGCGGCACGAGCACATAAATTGACTCGTGAATCAGTCGTTACCTTGGCATAAGTTTCCGGTGCGGTCAATTGCAACAGATCACATGCCTCAGTAACGACTGGTTCAACAAAAGAGTCAATTTCATCTAACATGATGAATCCTTAATTGTGACGTAATGGTTTAATTTTACGACGCAAAGGTGTCGCTTCAACCACAGGTTCTTCCGTAACAACAAGCTCTTCTACAACAACTTCTTCCTTAATAATAGGATCTTCCTTAACAATCGCTTCAACTACAACATCTTCAACTGTATTCTTAACGATAATAACTTTTCCTTTGGGTTTTTCACCAGGCGATAAAGGTCTTAAAAATGGACCCATACGACCCACCCATTTAACACACTCAGTATCTACATAACCACCGTATGGGATTTCAATTCCATTAACATAATCACCCAACGTTTTTCTTGCTTGGTACAACATAAAAACTCCTTGGAGGTTAAATGGGACTGTGACAATCCACAGTCCCATTTATCAAACTTAGCTGGCCGCAGTCGTTACCGCAACACCAGTTTCTGGCAGAGCATAAGCCATACCTTCGCGCTGAAGAACACGAAGATATACTTTATCCGCCGCAAAACCGACATGCTCAGAACGAGCCAAAGTCATCTGCTGACGATCACCAATATAGTAATGCATCAAATTACCAAAGAAGATGTAAGGAGTACTCACCGCAGTTGCAGTTACAGCGGGCATAGATTCAACCAAGGTATACGGATAGCCCCAGATCAGACCCTGATCAGAACTCATGGTGGGATTACCCCAAATGTACATGCCATCACCATCTTGCAACTGACGAATCACGTTGAAGATCGTGCGATGCATGAACCAACGAGCACCTTGCGTATATAGCGAATTACGCGAAGTTACGTCAGCTAGATCACCAGCAGTGGCACTAGAGAAAGTCTTCTTACCGCTACCCAAAATATGACCATAAACACCTGGATCATACAACACGCCATTGAACGGATCACTGGCCGCAGTGTTACCAGCAAACACGATACGATCTTCTTCCTTCGCCAACGCCTGAGCAAACAGAGTTGCCAGCAAATTAGCAATCGCCAAATTAGCGTCATTCAACAATTCACTGGTCATCGGCACCAAAGCCGCCAACTTCTTGACGGTCATACGGAACTCACCGAACGTCGGCTGAGTCTCGGTAATCGTTTGGCCTTCACCAATCCAGTAAACCTGCACACCACCCGTCAACTTCGGCATGATCAGTTCAGTGGTGGACATGGGAATCACAGTGCAGAACTGCCGAGCTACGCCATACTGTTCAATCAAGGACATCATGGTGTTGCGATATTCGGGCTGAACCAGATAACCACCATCCGAATCACGACCTTCAACCAAATCCTTAACCGCATAATCATCCTTGTTAAAGATATGACGAACTAAAGTGACAAACTCTTTAGCCTTTTTAGGATCAGTAAAACCTACTTCACCATGAGTCGCTTCTAAACTGGTGCAAACGCTGTTATCCAATACACGTTGTTCCAGTTCACCAATCCGCTGTTGCAAAGTCTTAACCAAAGCATCTTGGTTCTTAAACATTGCAATAGATTCTTGAACCGACTTCGAAAATTCGTCAAACTGCTTTTTCATATCATGATCTAACATGTCACATACACTCCACAAAGGTTTTATTGAACACGAATATCTTCAAACATGGAAGATAATGCAGTGAGTTTATCAGCAAACAGTTTGACCTCATCAGAATCACCTTCAACTGAAACAGTCTCAACGGCTGGTTTTGAAGTCATTAATTCTTTTTGCAACTCGTCAAACATCTTACTGAGGATGTTCATACGTAACCGAACTGTTTCTTCCAATTCGGAAATTTGATCCTTCACTTCATTGAATCCAACATGGATCAAATCTTTAAGAACATCTGGATTAACATCTTTTTCAGGTTCTGGATTTTCCAATTCAACCTGTTCAACTTTTTCGATCAAAGATTCACCAGAACGAATTTTTTGTAATTCATCCTCAGTATAATCCTTAAATTCTGGAGCCGTCATATCAAATGCTTCATAGTGTTTCGCTAAATGAGCGTACACTTCTTCAGCATTATTCACTGACTTGTCCGTTAACAAATCTGCCATCGCTGTTTTTAAACCTTCAGCCACAACACACAGTTCATCATTTTCAACAGTATGATGAATGTAACGATAGCTACGGAACTGATCGGCTTTTTCAAGATCAATCCAACCAAAGCCTTTAGCAAACTTGGACCAATCCAAAGATTCCTTTTCACCCGTTTTGTCAGCACTCGACCACAACGCCATACAAGCCCGAGCTTCAGAAGCATCCCATTCTTTTTCTAAAGCTTTAGCATCTTGGAATGGAACGGCATAACTCAATTCGACATGATCATCTTTTGAAGTATTCAGAAGATCGTCAAAGTGCTTACGCAGTTCGGTAATGTGCTCACTCAATTGCGCATCTAATAACTTGGCAGCTACTTGATGATGACCAGAATCCAGATACTTGCGAACAATGTCATCCTTCGCACGAAGCATCAACGCTTCAGGATTGGCCGGAACGGACACGGGACTGACTTCCAAGAGTTCCCATTTGGAAATAATACCATAAGGAACATCTTTGTACTGACTCAGATCTAAAAGTTCTTTCTCGCCATTCGGCAATTCAACTTCTAGTGAAGCGATGGAGAGTTTACCATCATCACCGCGCATATCGTACAAATCAATGTAATTCTTGGGAATGAAGCCTACCGAAAAAGCATTCATAAAACCGGACGTGTAAAGCTTTTCCAGTTTGACACCTTCTTCAGTATCTGCAAACTCAAAATGAATCTCAACAGATTCTTTACTGACCTTAATATCAACGACCTTACCCACCGGATAAGCACGAGAATTATGAATATCCAACATCACTGGATTCTTCATAAAAGATTCAGTAATGACACCGCGAGGGACTAAAATTTCTTTATGACGATCAATAGCCGCCGTACTGGCAATCGCGGTATAAATATTTTTAATACCTACCCCTTTTTTCAATAAAGTAGGTCTTTTAAAATCAAATTGGCAAATACTAAACATGGTAATCTCCTATAATCAGTGAATACTATAGTCTTACTTTTGCTTTGTAAATAGCGTTCAACATTTTTTCAGCAACCAACTCACCATTTTTGATGAATTCTTGTCGCATCTCTTCAGTGGGCTTTTGACAAAGCATTTCAGGTAATAGATCAAATTGTAAAAAATCAAAACCTTTAAACTGTTCTTGTAATACAGAAATTACCAAGTCTTGCCAAAGAGCAAAAATTTGTTTATGTGATACATTGGATAAAGGTGCATTTACCGCAAATAAATACAATTTATCAATTAATAATTCTTTTAAGTAAGAATTGTTGTTATCTGGCTTTGGCTTATCCGAAGGTTTAGGATCACCCGCATTAGGATCTTTTGGCTTCTTAGGCTTTTCAGAAGATTGATCTTCTGGATCTGCCACTGGCATTTGTGGTTTAATGGGTTCTGGCTTTTTGAAATCTTTGTCAGGCTCTAATGCCGGACACTTCAAAATCGTTGCTGTTTGTGAAGGGGAATAACCCATACTGTGATACTGAGATGCCGGAGCCGCTAATTCCACTGGATCAGGAGCCAAACCTGCTACTTTACTCACATCCCATTGAGCATACACCCCAGGAAAATCACGATCTAAAATATTAAATTGAATTAGCTCTAAAACATGATTCATTTTGGGCAATAATGTGTGTTCCCAAAAGATACGAATTTGCTCACGCACGTTACTATAGTTCGAATATGAGAAAATTCCAACAATTGACGGTGGAACACCGAACACTGCCAGCACTTCCTCACGATTTAATTCTTTACCACGGATA